GTGATTCCTGGTACAATTTTTTCTAAGAAATTTCTATTTTCTGCATAGGCAACGTTTTTATCAAAAACATCGTTTGCTTTTTGAGGATCATAATTATAGAGCTCTGCCAAAGGCCCTTCTCCATGAAAAGCAGAATATTGCTCATCATGAAGTTGCTGTTGGTTTTTATCTAGAGTGGAGATCTTCTTTTTCTTCTTCTTTTTCTTTCCTCCAAATAGGCCCCCGAAAAGCCCTGCAACGCCTCCAATTACTCCTCCAATTGGGCCACCGGCGGTAAAGCCTGTAGCAGCCCCGCTCAATCCGCTTGACAATCCACTTCCCCAATCTGTCTTAGGCATTTTTACCTCGCTATAGAAAACATTAGATTTAAATTATTCTGTCTTGCATAATTTGCTCGGAAAGAGGGTAAATAAGGGTTACGTGAGAAGTCTCCCTTTCTCCTATTCTCTTTCCGCTTTATGATATCAAAGTCCATGTAACCGCTTCTGGTGTCGTCCTTGAAGTCATAATCCACGCGGCATCAGTGTCAGTTCTTATTGCAATATCTCCAATAGAGAAAAATCGATTTCTTTGATCATTAGCAGCAGGGTCAGATCCATTCAAGATATTCTTCTTGGCTAATTGTCCAATGTTATTGGCGATGTCGGTATACATTTCATCGAGCTGTCGGAGCAACGCCTTTTCTTCGGTTTTTGAAGCTTCTCCCCAATTTTTCTTAAGAGGTAGATTAGAACTCATATTAAACGTCCTACAGGGGCCATTCCAGGCATCATCGCATGAACCTTGACCTGAGCCCCAGCTTGATTGTTTCTGACCCTAAATTGTAAGAAACGCGCCGTCTGATTGATCCAGATTTTTACCCATTTCTTATTTCCTGTTACCCCGGTTTCATTTGTACAATTTACTTGATATGTGAAGTTGGGGACATTGGCATTTTGTACAGGCCGAGAAGGATTATTAACATTATCATTTGTAAAGACATCGACTGTTAAAATAGCTGGAAGAAGATTTCCATCTTCATCAGTTAAATCTGATTCGACTGCTTCCACATAGAAATAAATCCAACCAATTCTGATTTTCTTATCCATTTCAGCAAAAGGATTAAGCTGTTTTGTTAGAAACTCAAATGGAATGGACTTAGCACATTCTCCACCGCTTGTGTATGCATCAAATGTATTTGTCTTAATCTTCACATCAAAGACATTATAGGGAGTGGGAGTAGCTTCGATTGCCCCTTGTTTACCATTAATCTGGGTCATCCCTCCCACATCTTTGAAAGAAATGTAATCGCCGATATTATAATTATTCCAGTCGGAAGTTACTCGAACAAAGTCTTCATTAAGAATTTGAATGTCTCTTATTTTAAGAGGATTGTCTTCACTTTCATTATCATTTAATTTCCACACCTCACCTTTATGGCCTCCTCCAACAGTTACAGGAGTGCCTTTAGAGTAAGGAAATGCATTCCACGTTTCATATTTATCTGAAAGAGCATCCCAGTCAGGAAAGCCAGCTTCGGCCGTTAAATCACTCCATTGAATACCGAAGGCTACCTGAAAATTACCCATGCACGACATTGGAATTCTATAAATAGCAAAGTTGTCTTCTTCGAAGTTATTAACTAAAATTCTATCTGAAGAGGCTATTGGCACAAGAGCAGGTCTAACGTCGCCATCAGAAGGATAAAGCATATAAACGTCTCTATCTTCATCCAGAAATCCGGAGAAGCATGACTCAAAGAATTCATCGTTAATATTGTTGAAAGCGAAGTTAGGAATCATTTCATCCATTCTATCCACGCTATAACCATCTGATATAATCAGCCCTCTAGGACTTGCGGCCATGGTTCTATTGAGATAAGAAATCACCGAGAATGCTGCTTTGCTTCCTCTACTTCCATCCACTTTTTCAAGAATGAAGGGAGTAACATCATTTCCAGTATATTTAAATTGCCACGTGGCAGCTTCAGTGAAGAAGAGAATGTCATCGCGGTTAAACGCTGCTCCATAGAAAAATGTATTATCAGGAATATCAATGAATCCAGCGCCGGTAGCTGTATTATCGAAATTATCGGAATTTATTCCCGTCCCAGAAATCCTAATTCTTCTTGGATAGAAAGTTCCTGCTTCTATTGTTTGAAATAGAACAAGGCGATCCCTAACGTTAAAGAGTTGACGTGCATTTAATGATCCAATCGTAAAAGTAGGAGCATAATCTTGCAATGTTGTTCCATCCCATTGCTGCACCACATCGCCAGGGACTCCATTACAAAAAAGCAGGCGTGGGTTAAAAGAAGCGTCTGAATAGTTTACCCATGAGAAAAAGTCTTGGAAATCCCCGCTATAAGGATAAGTACCTGCTGAATCTACATATTCTAATCTATCAGTTGCAGGATTGTATTTATTAACATATTGAGTATCAACGACAATTAATTGCCTCGTATTATCATTAGGGAAGAAATTCATTACTCCCATTACTGGAAGACCCTGATGATAATCATAGGTAATAGTTATTGGAGTTCCAGAAGCAACTACTGCATTGAATGTAACGCTAATATCCCCTGTAGTATAGTCTACTGATCCCGATCCCCCAGCTGGGGTTGTAATAAATCCACCTACTCCATCATCTACAGCAGATTGAGCTCCAGCGGTAATGACGATTGTCCCTCTTCTCAGAGGGGTATTTGCAGCTGTAAATAAATAAGGGCCTGCTGTGCCGTCACCGACACTATAATTTCCATATTCCACGGTAATTGTAGATGCAAGAGCGGGAGGGGCAGTAAATACAACATTAACTAAACCTGTAACATAATTTATTGTTCCTGTTCCGTCGCCAGTCAAATTGCCGGCTCCATCATCATTTACGGTTTGAACTGGATTTGAACCAGTAATAATCAAACTTCCAGGAACAGCAGGAGCAATCAATTGAATTGCGAATGTATCATTGGCTCCATCAATAACGCCGGAGACAGTATATCCATAAGAAACTTGGACAACCATTCGGCTTTCTGTGTAGGTGGAGTTTATGCCATTGGCAAGACCTGAATAGCCATCTCTTTTGCTTGTAACTCCCCTATACACAAAACCGTCAAATAGATTGACGAAAGCATCATTAGGCAAAAGCCAAGGCTGAAGCCTTTGATCAAGACCAGTCGCATAGGCTGCAATTAAGAAAGGTTGATAACTCATTATACCTGATAAATGATTACGTTGCCCATTAAGACATCCTGAAAACTTGTATCTCTTGTGAAGCCAACATCTAATCTTGTTGTAGTTTGAGAAGTGCCATATGAAGATGAAGCTATTACAAATCCACCAACAGGACGATCGTTATCGCTATCATTTCTTTGACCTGTAACTGAGACAATGTAGTTATTATTTGAGGCAGGAGTTGTAAAAGTTATACGATAACCTCCTGAAGAAAAACCTGATAATCTAGCTATGCTTGCTACATTTGTCTGGCTTCTTATAGAAGGTGCGCCTGTACCATTAAAGTTTACAGCAGCAAAAACGCCTGCCGCTGAAGCCGCTGGAGTGATCTGATATTCGGTTCCTGCGCTAGTCATGTAGAAAAGCTGAGCAACTCCTGAGACAATTTTAACATACAATCTTCCAGTCCCAGCTAAGGCTCCGACAGGAGCTTGAGGAAGCATATGAATAAGATTGTGGTAACCGTCGTTAGCGGCAGCGGATAAGTTGAATTGATGGTCTGCTCCCAGTAATGTTTGGAGCCTTGTAAAGTTGGCTTGGCATTGCCCAGGAAGAAGGCTTGGCGAATCACTATTTAATGGTACTGCTGGATTATAAGTCATAAAACTCCTTAAAAATCTGGGGCGGTTCTTTGTGTTGCAATCTGATCCCAAGTTCTTGCAAGGACTTGACCGCGATAACGTCTATAAACTTGAAAAACTTCTTGGTATTTATCCATCTCACCATAATCTGAGAGGATATCGAGAGCTGCCCCATAGGCTAGATATCGAATGAGATAAGCTGGCACAACGGTCTGCATTCCATCTTGATCCACATCTATATTGTTATTCCCTGCAAACTGCCCTCCGAAATAGATCTTGATCTTATTTGCAGAGATGCGGACTTCATATTCCTGGTCAGGAGGGCCTCTAAAAGTCAGAGAATTGTCATAATAGAGAACATAGGTTGGCTGCTGAGGAGTGAAAGTGTTATTCCAAGGCCATCTGTAATAGAATTGAGCAGGATCTTCATACCAAAACATCTTGAAGGTGTTTGGGTTCTGTCCATTGTTTGGATAGCTTACATAAGCTAGGGGCCCAATGGTACTAAATCCGAGGGCATCTAGATCAACAGTCATAGGATCATCTGTATTTTCATCAATAGTGAAATCCCACCATGTCTGATCTTCAAAGAGGCGCAGCTCCGTAGGGTGTTGAGCTTGTAGAAATACGTTCAAATAATTGTACATGATGGCATCAGTGAACGCGGGATCATTACGATCTACACGCCCTGTGACGTTTCTCATGATTAATAAGACAGCTGATGCGTCCTGAGTAAGAACTGGCCCTGTTGACATTATGACTCCTTAAAAATCCACGATTTGGCAGGAGAATCTAGCTTTCTCACCTGTTTGCCTTGTTTCGGTAATGGTTTCTCCACCATCATTGACTTTAACTTCTGAAAAAGTTGGGATTGCTAATCTGTTTAGAAATTTAACAACTGGAGCGGGCAGTTCATAAGTACCGCCTGGACGTAATTGACCTCTCCATTCGATATCTTTTGTTCTGACGATTGCTTTCAAGACGTTTTCCGGCTGATCAAACCTTTGAAACTTAATCTTTATCTTTGGATAAAAGGTTTCATCCGGAACCTTTACCTTCATCTTATTTCTTTCATGAAGGCACATTCTATTATGTTTTCTAACATGGGTATTGTAGATATCGAAGTCGGAGAGTTTTTCGAATTTGAATGAATCAAAGTCAAAAGGCTCTTTTTCTTCTTTCTCTATAACTGCTCCACCGCATAAAACGGCTGACTCCATCTGAATGGCGTCTTTTTCTTTCTGAGATTTTCTCATGGATTCCTCTGGTTAAAAGGATGAGGACATTACATCCCCACCCCATATGAATTCCTAGGCTGTGTCGCCGAGGTTAAAATAGGCATTAAACTTGTAGGCAACAAAGTAGATGATGTCATTGTCATTTCCTACTACAGCTGTACCTAGGGTATAGATGTATGAAGGAGGATTATTGACAACTCCAAGCTCAGGGCCAGTCTTAGTGATCTGTCCGCTAGAGGTATAAGAGCCTACTG